GACATAATCTTATGGTCAAAGATACCTGTGAGTGACACACCTAGCAGTCGCTCTTCTTCTGAGTTCTTCTTCCACTTAGGTGACAGATACTTAAAGTCTACTAGTGCTGACTGGATTGTACCGATGATGGTAGCAATCTCTATCTTTTTCTTGATTTCAGCAGTACCATCAGTCTCACGAATGATTACCTCTGACAGATTACAGAACTGTTTGCTGCGTAGGCTAATCTCACCACATGGATTAGTACCAAAGTCATCACGTGGCTCACGTCCAATAGCTACAGCCTTTGCTTTAGCTGCCTCACGGTTGAAGATACCACGTTCACCTGACTTAGATTCATAGATAGATGTCCACTCACGCAGGAAGCTACCCATGTCAGGCTTCTCTGTAAAGCTGATAGAGTTGTTAGCATAGCTACGGTTCACTTGGTCATTCCACCAGTTGCCCATCTTAGCGTGACGCATACGGTCATCACTCAGGTTAGACAAGCTAATCATAGCTGACCTACGTACACCACCTACAACTACAGCAGCAGCTACCTGACACATGAGGTCATGGCACTCAAGGCTATTCAGCTTGCGTCCTGCTGCCTTGGTGAATGTGTTGATGGCAAACTTAAACAAGTTCTCTAGTGGCTCTGCACCTGAGGCACGTCCACCAAATGTCTTGAGCCTAGCCCCAGCAGGACGTACCTTAGACACATCCCACTTAGGTATCTCACCAGCATACAGGCGAGAGATGACCTGACGTAGTGCCTTTGCCCATCCCTCTTTACTGTCTGCTACTACGATAACCTCATCAGTCTTGCTTAGTTCTGCTGGTACTTCGGGCAGCTTCTGGATGAACTGACGCTCAACGCTGAAGCCTACCCCTGTACCACACATGAGTACTAGCAGTGCCTCATCGAAAGCCTTGGGGTCATCGACAGCTAGGAAGCTACAGTTGTATGCGGCTACTTGGTTGCGGTCTAGTGCCTCACCTGCTGTCATAATGGTACGCATTGAGGGGACAACCTCAAGGTCATGGATAGCAACTTTAACATCCTGCCTCTGCTCAAGGGCAGGGAACTTGTCAGTCATGTAGTTCCACCAACGGTCTACAGTTTCTTCCCAAGTCTCACGCCTACCTTTATCTTCTAGCCATCGTGCGTAGCGGCTGGCGTGTATGTATGATTGATAGCTATCCATTATCGGTCATCTCCCTCACCGTGTAGTGTACCTTTTTCTTGACGCTTCTTTAGTTTCTCAGCGTTCATCTCTGCAATGGTCTGTAATGATAAGCCACAGTCATGTGCTAGTGCAGCCAGCATCCACAGTACATCACCCATCTCTGCTGCAATGGCTTGCTTCTGGTCTTGTATGTTGATGTTATCACGCATCATCTTACTAATCTTACCACATACCTCACCTGCCTCTTCAGCTAGACCCAAGGCAGGGTATGAGATAGCATACTTCTTAGGGTATACTGCTGTCTTCAATGCGTTGATTTGGTATTCATAGAAGTTCATCATTACCAGTTTACTCCATCTGTTTTCTTCATTAGTTCTATCATCTTATCTAGATACCATCTAGCTTTCTCAGCATCCTGAATAGGATTGTCCTTGTTCCACAGACGTGAGCCTAGATACTTTAGTACCTGTGCATGTGCCACTGATATAGATTCATACTCACCAATCACATCTACAATGTAATCCCATGTTTCAATCTTACCTGTGGTGTAATGTGCTGGACTGTTAACCATGTCATCAATCCGTGGCTGCTCTGAGTTAGCTAAGTCTTTCATGTATGCCTCGTGTCTTATTGGGGTTGCCATAACTTTACCTCACCTGTGTCTGTATCATACTCACCGTTGCGTAGGATACGTGCTAGTCGTGCGTTCTCTAGTGCTACTTCTTCAGATAAACCTTTACTCTTAAACGTAGCAACCACTGTATCCCAGCCACAACCAGATGATAAAAGTTTATTAGCAGTCTTGGCACCAACAGTTGGACAGCCGCTATAGTTATCTGTACTGTCCCCAACCAAAGTTTGGTAAACGAAATTGTAGTTAGCTTCTGCTTCAGAGATTGTAACAACCTCGCCATTAATCCAGTGCCTTGCTGGTATAGTGAGTAGGTCTTTGTCTTCAGACCAGATAATAGTGTCAGGGTTTGATGTACCCAATATTCCAAGAACATCATCAGCTTCTAATCTCCTGTATATAACTGTATTGTACTCGCTCATCATAAACTCTCTAGCCCATGTGAGCAGCATAGGTTTACGAGTGTTCTTCCTGTTAGCCTTGTAGTATGGGGCTAACTCTTTACGAAAGTTTTCTTTATCTGACAAAGCCACGATGCAATCTTTTACAGGTGCTTCATCAACCAGCTTTTGTATCTGGTCTTTGATACGTATCGCTACGTCAGATTCAAAACTATGCAGTGTCCACAGACCATCACCCCAATTAATGGGTGTCTCTGCTGACGCTGCCGCTTTGTATGCTATGATGTCACCATCAATAAGCAGTAGGGTCATCGTTTATATCCTCTTCTTTCTCAGCCTTGCGAAGTATGCGTAGTCCTGTTTGTACCTGTATGTAATCTAGGTAAGCTTCCACAATCCACTTAACACTTAGACATATGCTTACACTCAGGAATGAGCAGGTTAGTATTAGCTTCCATACAAAATCAAAGTCCATTTTTAAACGCCTTGAATACATCACTAGAGAATAGTTTCTGTAGATTAAGAAGGTACATCTTTGATGCCCAATTATCTCCACCCTTCACTGTCTTAACATAATCAAGCTGTTCAATAATCTTCTTTAGATTATCCGTTTTGAATACTAGTGTTGCAAAGACCTCATCTTCTACACACAAGTTATGAAACCAGTAATCTGCCTCAGTAGCAGCAATACCACTAGGCTTACCATAGCTTTCAAATTCAATAGCTATGTTACCTGTCTTCATCCACATACCACGCTCAGACTTAACCTCAATCTTTTTATCTTGCAGCATGTCAGCTACCATTTTTTCTCTGACCTTACCATACTCTAAGTCTAAGTCAAACTTCTTACGGTTAGGTTTAGTGGGTGTCAGACCAGTTGCTTCCATACTTGTACTCACTGTCGAGTTGACATCTGAATCTAAAGTGCTGTTCGACATCTCGCATACACTGTTGAATAAGTCTGCCTGTTGCATCCTCTTGTCCCTTCTTTACTACTAGTTGTACTTCATCGTGAATGAACGCTACAATCTGTGCGTCCAAGTTTGCTTCCTTGATAGCACGTGCAATGAACACGTACCATGTCTTACAGATTATAGCACCAGCACTTTGTAGTAAAGTGTTGAGTGCAGCATGGCTATGCCTGATTGGAATGATACGTCCATCCAATCCTTTAATCCAGCCACGCTCATCAGCAGCTTTGGACACTGCATCCTTTAGATACTTGAGGGCAGGTAGCTTAGACAAGAACTTCTTCTTGATTGCCTTGCCTTCCTTCGCACCCTTGCCTATTATCTTACCAGTCTTCTCATCACCTGAACCATACAAGAATCCATAGATGAATGTCTTTGCGTTGGCACGTGTGGGTAGACCAGCAGCTTCCTGATTCTGTGTGTGTATGTCACCACTAACTACTGTGGTAGCATAGGCACCATCGTCATAAGCTGCCATATAATGACCAAGGCACCGCAACTCAAGGCCAGAAGCATCAGCCCCCAAGAGACTGTAACCAGTAGGTGCTTTGAATAAGGCTCTACATTCCTCACCATAAGGCGCACCAACACTAGGAACTTGAGCCATGTTGGGGTTGCTATGTGTACACCTAGACGTGACAGCCCCCATGTGATTAACTCTACCATGTAACTTACCATCCCTCTCCATCTTCAGCCAAGCTTGTTTGCCTGTGGCTATCTGACCGATACGTTTGTTCAGCAGTAGGTACTCGCTTAGTAGCCTAGCCTCTGGCATGTCAATGCCCGACAGCACAGTCTCATCCACCTTAGGTATACCAGTGTCAGTAAATACCTCAGGCTTCCAACCCCTGCTCATTAGTCTGTCACCAATCTGCTGACGTGATGCAGGGTTGAATGGGATAGTCTTGGTCTTAGTCTTTAACTCTACTATCGTAGGTTCAAAGGTTGCAACCAACTCTGCTTCGATGTCTGCTCTGCGTTGGGCTAGTGTGCCATACAATTCTTGAGCAGCTTTGACATCAAAGTCAAACCCATGTTCCTGCTGTTGTATCAGCAGTGTGTGTATCTCAGCCTCTAGGTCTAGTGCCTGTTTACTAAAATTTTTTTCAGTAATTTTACGATGCAGTTTGCCTGTGACTGCTGTGTCTTGGATGCAGTAGTCGAGCATCTCAGGGGTGTATGCTGCAAAGCTTTCGCTACCATTATTGAAGTCACCTTTTAATTCTCCTAGTCTGTATCCCCATGCCTTGAGGCTATGGCTACCAATTAGTTTCTGTGGTAGTAAACCTTTAGCATGTAGCTTGAAGTCAATCTCTTTGACATCAGGCCAGATTGTTCTAGAGTATACCAACGTATCTACAATGTTACCCTTGAAGGTGTAACCATGTAGCTTCTCAACAACACGCAAGTCATAATCAATTACGTTGTGACCTATCAAAGTCTTGGCGTTGTCCATGAACTCCAAGGCTTCTTGTGTTTGTGTTGGGTCAAAGGTGTGTACCTCATCTGTGTGTACATCCCTAAAGACATGACACCATATCTGTGTCACCTCTTCTAGTAGGTTGTCTGATTCTAAGTCCCATATGTATTCCATGCTGTGTCTCCGCACTAGCTAAAATTCTATGTCGTCCTCTTCGTCAGAGAAGTATGTCTCAGTCATACGTCCTGTATCTGACATGTATTCTAGTGAACAACATAATCCAGTTTCGCCTGACCATCTGTTCTTCAACACCCTGACCTGACTAATGTGTGGGTTATCCTTGTCTTGCTGGTTCCTTTCTAATCCTATTACGATGTCACTAAGCTGACCAATAGCAGCACTACCACGTAGTTGTGACATGCTAGTCTGTGCGCCATCCTCATGTCCCCTGTCACCAGACGGACGCTTGAGGTGAGAGATGAGTATCATACCACAGTTCAACTCTTCAACCAAAGCACGAAGCTTGGTCATAGTGTTGTCAATAATTCTACGCTCATCCCCACCTTCCATACCAGATACAACGATACTAATATGGTCAAGGATAATATACTCGCAGCCGCAACCACGTACAAGATAGCGTATCTTGGATAGAAGATTATCGCTATCAGTGCTGCCCCAATGGTCATACAGGTAAACCCTGCCAGAACCAACTGTAGCATCAAAAGCATTACGCATCTCCTCTTCAGGTAGGTCATTGCTGTGTAGGTGTAAGGGCTGGTTGAGTTCGATGGACATCAGACCTAGAGCAGTACGCTTGATGTTCTCCTCTAGTGCTATGTAGCCTATCGTTTCCCCATGCTTAATAAAGTTATGGGCAAACTCCCTAGCCAACTGTGACTTACCAATGCCTGACCCTGCTGTCAGCGTGACAATCTCACCCTTACGACAACCACCAGTCTTCTCTTGTAGTCCAGCATAGGGGTAGCCTACTGATGCCCTGTCGTCATTGTGTATTACAATGTCCCATACATCTGTACCTGCTACGATACCATCTGGTCTAAAGGTCTTGGCTTCCCACATACAGTTAAGCAGTTCCTTCACACGTCCAGCTACCAACATCTCGTTGGCATCCTTCAGTGGTAGGGTAGCTATCCTGCACTTGTTGGGTGGCAATACAGACGCACACTCTTTGGCTGCTCGTTGTCCTGCCTCATCGTTGTCGAACATAAGCACAACGTACTCGTAGTTAGACAACCATTCGATGGCCTTGCCTACTGCTTTCTTGGCTGACGTACAGCCAGAGGGCAGTGAAACCACAGGCCACTTGTGGTCTAGTGCTTGGCTAAGAGAGAGGGCATCTAGTTCCCCCTCTGTGATAGTAACAAACTTACCACTATCACGCCATAAGTGTTCGCCATACAGTGCCACATCCTTGATGTTGCCAATGACAGAGAAGTCTTTGTTAACAAAGCGTACCTTCTGTGCCTTCAGTTCACCATCACGGCTGCGATAGTTGGCTACCTGTACTGCCTGACCCTTGTAGGTTGAGACACCATAGCCCCAAAACTTACAGGTCTTCTCAGTGATACCACGCTTGGCTAGTTCTTTGAACTGTAAGTCTAAGAACATTGTGTCTGCTGTCTCAAACATAGCTACTGCCTCATCCGTTTTATCAGCAGGGGTCAGTGTCTCACAAGCGAAGCAGAAGTGATTGCCATCTGCATACAAAGCATTGGCATCACTACTGCCACAGTGAGGACAAGGCTCATGCCTAATGAACTCACTCTCCGACTGCATTAACAATCTCATTAACGATGTACTGTAAGCCTTGTACTATATCATTAACTTCATCAGCATCATAGACATCATCCCTTATATCTTCAAGGATATTCTCTGCCATCTGTTCCCATGTCACATCATCTGAGAATAATTCTTCGTCAATGTAGATACTGGTAGACAACCCTGTTGAGTACAGGTTCACCATCACATCAACCTCTGACGTAATCTCAGTCGTTAGTTCATCTCTTGTTTCAATCAAACTCATTCTAAATCCTCTTCTGCTACGTGCCAACCTTTGTCGTCACTCCAAGTGGCTGGATATAAAACACCATCTATTTCAATTACTGGTACTTTTGTTTCATCCATTTAACCACTCCTCAGGTACTGTTCCTTCTGCCCACATAAAACCATTACGGTCTGCCCATTCTTTACAGGTCATCTTGCTTCCATCCTTTCGCTTCTTGGCACCCTGTACTGTAGCACTAGCGTTCTGGAATACAAACCTGATGTCCAACTCTGGATGCTGTGCCTTGACAGCCTTCATCTTTCGTTGGGCATCCTGTCTGAAGTATCCCTTTAGTTCTACAATCATTGTACCTACTGCTAAGTCAGGGATGTAGTGACGTTCCACATAGTAGGCCAGCTTCTCTGGCTCATACTTATATGCAACGCCACGTTCATCAAGGTCACTGATGACCCTCGCCTCAAAAGTCCCCTTCGTTGGCATCGTTCACACCATCCTCAGAGTTAAACACATCTGCTGCATCATCCTTAGTCACGGCTGATGTAACGTATCCGTCTTCTTCATCAAAGATAGATGCAGTAGACCCACCATACTCCACAAGATTGATAACCTGCACTGCCTTGAGGCGTAGTGTTACACCTACCTGCTTGGTTGCAAGCATCATGTACGGCACAGGCTCAACAGCTACATTAACTAATGAACCATTGCCAATCAACGCATTACCCTGCATTGGTGTACGCTTGGCATCAACAACCATAGGCTTCTGTTCCCATGACTGCCCATCCTTAGACTTAACTACCGCCTTCATCTTAGCTTTGAAGACTAAGTTACCAGTCGGATTACCTGCTTCGTCTACATCCTGTGTGTATGATTGACGTGTGGACAGGACAGTCTTGAGTTTAGGATTGTCCTTGACAGCTTCAGCATGTTTGGCATTGACCATGCTATCTAACTGTTCACACACGTGTGCTGCTTGTTCTTCTGGTACGATTACCTGAATCGAATACTCACCGTCATCGACATAGCGAGTGTCTGGTTCAAATACTTTCGCCCATTGTGCATTGCCTTTAATCTTCAGCATATTTGTAACTCCTGTTCTATGCTAGTTAGTACTTGGCTAGGTTGTAACTTTAGAAATCACGCAAAGAAATACTCCGATTGTAGTATCTCACGCAAATTTAATTCACCCCTAGCTGGTGGCACTGGTACATCTTCAGTACCTAGTACCTTGATAGCATGTTGTCTCAACTCTGTCAACACATCATGCTGCTCATACATATTAACAAACTCCTCACGTAATACCTCAGACAACAGTGGCATCATACTACTGTGTGTACCGTAGCTGTCGTGTACCATAGCAAAGTCTTGGATGCCTAGCTTGCTTGCCTTGTTGATAGTCTTGGTCATAGCTGACGCATCCAGACTGTGGATAAAGTTAGGGCTGCTGCCCAACCCTGTCCTCTGCCTGTTCACAGAGTTTGGTTTGTCTTTAGGAAAGGACAACGACACGATGTCCCCATTGATATGTGTCTTGATTCTTTTCTGCTGCACCTCGCTGTATTGTTGTAACACTAACCATCCTGTAGGTGTGACCCACTCCATGTGCCTGTTCATCTGAGCATACACATCAGCTACATCCTTAACGTAGTCCATCACCTTACGTGCTGACACAATCACCTCACTGATTGAATCCCACACGTGACCAGCTAGGTAGCTGGATGCCTCAAACAAATCATCACCGAATGGGTTAGGCTCACCAGCATCTATCTTATCGTGCATAGCTTCCTCAATGTAGCCACGACATGCGTGACGTGTACCTGAGTAGGGGACAATCATCACTGGACGCTTGGCAAGCTTCCTGTCTATGCCAAAGGCCAAGCACTTACGTGCTAGTTCTGTGTCGTCCTGCTGCACACGTGCGATAGTCTTGTCTGCCACCTGTGTGTAGATGTCTTGAGGTATGTCTGATGGTACTAGGTTGGTAGCCATGCCACCCTGCCTGTCCCTCAGTATAGCAGAGAGGTGCTGTAGCCCATTGCAGCTACCATCTGCCGACACAGGTAGACGTGTCTCGTACCCCCAGCTATGCTTCATCAGGCCTGACATCTCGTAGCACCACGCCAAGAACTGGAATGGTTTGTCTGCCTCAAGCCAGACCATGCACTCGTATGGGTTGGACACAATGCGGTGCGCCCACATCTCTGCGTACTCCCATGCCCATGTCTCACGCTGGTCTAGTGTAACCTTGTCGTTACCATACAGGTTAGCACCATGAATACACAACCACCGTGCGTCATCCCAATTATTGATAGCCATTGGGTAGCCAAACTCAAGCAGTGCCTTGCTCCAATCGGCAGACTGAGGTGAGAGGAACGTGCTGCTTGCATACTTGCGAGAACGAAAGTCGTTCTGCCATACGTAGTAGAACCTGTCGTACTTAGCAAACTGTTCTGCTATCTGTAGTGTACGCTCTACTTGTATGCGCTTGCTCACGCTGCGGTTGTTGAGAGAGTAGATGTGATTACGCTTGCGTGACCATGCACGAAACTCATCCCTCTCATCCTCAGTCAACTGCTTTGGGTCACGGTCAAAGGGATACTCAGGTAGTGGTATATCCTCTTTGGCTGGTAGCTTACCCCACTCATGTCCGTTGTCCCATATGGTACGCATCACCTCAAGCAATGGCTTGTTGATACGCCACTCTGTCCGTTGCAGTGTGTTAAGACAGGCATACTCTTGGCTCAAGTCTTCCTGTCTTAGTCTGCGTAGGTGTGTCTTTAAACTCATTTGCGCCTCACTATAGGTAGTTCGTCTATGTCGTGACCATGAAACCCACCACCCTGTACATCTGTCCAGTCCTTGGGTGGTACTATGCAGGGCAAGTACCGTGGCCTTGATACTTCCATGTATTCGTTGAACGCTTTGATAAACTCAAGCGTACCATCAGTAGGTTTAACATAGGTAGCCCTACGTCTACGCTCAGTCTGCTGTGTGTCCAGCTTTACAATGCCTGTGTGCTGGATGATTATGTCAACCATCTTAAAGCCTACATGCACACGCTCTGACTTCAGCCATGCTGATTCTTCATACCCATCCTTGTTCATCTTGTGCGTCAGGCCGTAGCGTCTAGCACCATAGGCTTTCTTCATAGCCTCTTTGATTGTGTTCTTTGCTACGCTACCCTCTGCGTGTACCCATCTGTCTAGTCTATCCTGCATCTCAATGTTAGTACCAATGGTACGTGCCACATGCAGCAGTGTGTTCTTCCTGCTGATGCTGTCAACCAACGACACCACTGAGAGGTAAGCTACCTGCTCTGCATCCATATCCCTGACACGCTTCCATGCTATGTCTCGTGATGGATTGCTAGGGTTGGCTAGGTACTGTTCAATACCCTGTGCTACCTGCCCCACAACTGTACCCACAATGGCTCTACCATGTGGCAGGTGTGATTCCCTACCCTTTTCAATGGCCTTGTCTCTGGCCTTCCTGAAGCGATTGACACCACCTGTCAGCATGTCTGCCTCAAGTTCAAGCTGATGCTCAAATAGGTCTTGGTTAGTTTCTAAAGTTACAACCATGAGAAGACCCCCTTTTACTATATACTATAACATGTATAACATGTATTACATTTAAGACATGTCTTAGATGGATAGCATCCCTGCTATACCGATGATGAATACACCTGCTAACATGACTACAAACTGTACACCTGTTACAGATTCATAGTCACCTAGCATACCTACTACTGCTACTGCTAACATAGATACAATCCATACTGTAAGTAGTACATCCATCATGCTTCTCCATACTTATCCAGTAACCATGTCTGTAATGGTGACTGATAGATTGGTGTTGGTTCTTCTGCCCACTGCATCTGACACTCAGGGCAGTAGTATTCAATCATTCCATCCACTGCGTACAAGGCTTCAGCCTCACCACTACAGTGCATACAGTTCTTATACCCCATGCTCATTGCTCTGTCCTTCCTCTTTGGTACGCAACAATTCCCCCTGCACATACCCCATCTTAAACTTGATATGATACTGAGCCTGTTTGTTCTTATCATATTGGTTGTCATATGTCAACCCATGATAGCCATTGTGATAGCCCATAACGTAGGCATCGTCATACTTGTTACGTCTAGCAATCATCTTCATCATCCTTCAGTACCCAGTTGTTTGCATAGAACATACGGTTACCTTCATCATCCAACGGTGGTTGGAACTCGAAGTCTCTACTAATTTCATACACCATTTCATTAAGTGTCTTTACGTCTGACATCCACAGGTCTTGACATTCTTCTAGTGTCTGCACTATCGCTCTTAGATTGTTGTGGTGGGTTAGCATCTTTTGTCTTAGGTCTTTCATTGCTCTGTCTCCTACGTTGTTGCATCACTGCTCTGTGTATTGGTGTCACTCTCATTAAAACCGTGGTGTAAATTCTACACCATCCTCATGCTGTTGCTTCAGTGTGCGTAGCTGCTGTCGCATAGCTGTTACATCTTCTCCATCCCACTCTGCATCTTGTATCTTGATGGATAGTGCTGTCATTTTTTTGACAGTAGGTTCTAGCCTGTCGTCAGAGTACACGTCCTTGCAGTATGTATCAATGTACATGCTCATGCGTCCTCTCCCTGTGGGTACATAGCTACCCCTGTGTAATAGATGGTATCCCAATTTATACCAATGGTTGCGTCATGCCTGTGCTTTAAAGCATGCAGCACCTCATATGCTTGGTCTTCTGTCAGCCAGTCACACTCTAGCAACACGTCTGCAATAGACCACACGATTGCAATCTCACTGTCTTTTAAGTTAAGTGTCGTCATTGTCCTTACCTCTGATAGTTAAGTTGTCCACGTCATTGTCTATGATAAGACTTAGCATAGGTTCGTTGTCGTTGTCAATTTCAAAGTCTAACATCACCTCGTACTGGTTTTCCCATATGCTGAAGTCACCCTCATATGCGCCACAGATTAGGTCAAACAATTCCTGTACGTCATATACCTCTATGACCTCAACAATCTCATAACTCTTACGCCTTGGCATGTAGCGCATTAGTGCTACCTCATGCCTAACTTCACCATCCTCTATGAACTGTGCTACAGATAGCTTGTGTGTGTCACTTACTTGTAATTGTAGATGCCTAGTCATTTTACAAACTCCTCGCTTGGTATCTTGTCCCACTCACTGCGTCTAATCTTCCACTTGTCTCGCTGTATGGGTGTGCAAAACCTCACCCACTTCCTGCCTACTACTACCCACACTAAACGTGTGCCGCATACAGGCCAGCGTGTATCGTATAGGTCACACCGATACAGCTTGGCACTAGCCCATGTTTTTTCTGGTGGTTTTTCTATGCAATGCCCAGTCATTTGTATGCCCCTTCCATCATGTCCATGCCTGTGATTAGTCCGTCAAGATAGGTTAACATCTCGCGTGGTGCTAGTCTATGCTGTATGATAGTGCTGCCCTCATTACAAGTTAGCTGCCAGCCACCATAGTGTGGTGCGTTATTCAGTGCATAGTTTACACCTAGTCTACGATTGATGCGTGATAGTCTGTTTTCTAACATACGCTTTGTGGTTCTCATAATCCTAATCCTTAAACGCTTGGTTAATCATGTCAGCATATGCCAACCCTGCTAGTCCTAGTGCTATGCCTATAAGCATTACCACTATTATCAATGCTAAGTCAATGATAAACATCTATGCCCCCTAGTTTATAATGTACTGTACAATATCTACAACCTGCGTCAATGCCAGTAACAATATTATGATATGTCCTGCGTGTATTTTTTCGTACATGTTATTACCCTATGTTGTGAATCCTACGCCATGCCACCCATGTGATAGCTTGCATCTCATATGCTTTGATACCACACTGCTTCGCCGCATGTCTATATAAATCTTGCAGCATGGCATACTCTTTCTTGCCTATGTTAGTCTTGTCATCCGTCAAGCCTATACGCTCACCGTACACAATGTTCCTAGCATGTCCGTCTATGGTGCATGTATCTTCGCCCATGATATTCTCATAAAAGCATACTATCTTTTGCCCATTGAGTATAGTCTTTGTCCACGCATAGTCTGGCATGTCTTGCAGTATGCACCACGCCTTGGCTCGCATGGTATGGTATGTGCTAACCTTTACCGATTCGATATGGTCACCACGCATGAACGCACCTATCAAGTCATCTGCATTGGTCACGTTTCTGTCCCACTTATTGTTGGGTGATAGTGCCGCCACAACACCCACTGCAATATGCACTGGTATGCCGTGCTTGTCTGCTATCTTTTGGCACTCGCACTTGGCTGCATGATACCATGTCATGCCATGCTTAACTTCGTCTGGATTGGCAAGTTTATAGATTGCCAGTATGTTTGCTACAGTCATCTGCTCTCTCCGTCCTAGCTATTACAAGGTACAACAGTAACTAGCACTGTTGTCCCCTATATGTCAAGTGCGTGTAATGTCTGCAACACCCCCAAACGTACGGTTAGCAAACATCGGCACATGTAAGTACCGACTAACCTTGCCTGTATGCAGTCCCATAAACGTGCTGCCACTGCTAACACCAAAACGGTATTTGCTAACCCGTGGACGCTTGCCTACTACTGCTACAGTCTTGCCGAACATTTTGATAGTTTTGGTTTTCATAGTCTTAGTCCTCTCTCAATATAGGCGCACCATTGCACCTTGTAATAGCTAGAGGCTTTGGATTGTCAGCCCTCTACCCCTAGCTTGGCCCTCTCCGCCTAGCTGATACTCAGTGTATCGCCGCTTATCCCGTTGTCACTCTTTGAGTGTGTAGCCCTACTACATCGCCCTAAGGATAGGCAGGTATATTTGACGCTCCGATTGCTAGTCCCCTAGCCCGTTCGTATCTGTCACCTTGCAGGATATACTGCTAGACAGGTTCTGTTTATTATCAGTCCATCGACTGGCAGGTTTTGGTGCCTCGTCACCTTGTATTCTGTAGTCTAGTCTTATTCGTATTTGATAGTCAAGTCATATTCGTATTTAGTCTGCATATTCTTTTTTAGTCTGGCTGGCTATCACTACGTCTATCTAGCACCTGATATTGCTATCACTACGTCTAGTAGCACCTGATAGCCAGCCCTTAGTCTATGGCCTAGCAAGGTTAGTCGTACTGCTCTTGCGCTTTCTTTCGGCCTATCGAATGTGCGCTAACACCGTTG